GTTTCCCAGTCACGATCGGTTGAGAAGCAGACCCCGAGAAATGAGAATACCGCAACCCACACACGCGGGTCGCGTTGGTTTACCTGAAGTTCTTTCACAGCTTCCTCCAGATTTTTGATTTGCAGCTCATGCTTTGAATGATAAGGACAGTCGGACACAATGCTTTTCTCCAGTCTGGTAGTCGTTTATTGGTCATCGAGTTTTTGTTTTTAAGGTGATTACGCAGTTCGGCCAGCCGGCGGTGAGCATGTCAATAACCTCCTGCTGCCGAAATGCTTTCAATGTCTGATCCTGACCCCAGTGGAATAAGTACTCCCCGTCTGGGTAAATGGAGCGGCCCATGTAGACAACCCAGTGCTGCTGAAGAGTTCCCTTGATCGCGCCGTCAGGATTATGAACCAGACAGATAGTTTTACCAGGCGGCAATTCGCTTCTGAGTAATTCACTGATCTTGCTCTTTTCGTCAGGGTCAAAACCAAGATCACGCAATGCCCGCAGCATGTTAAGCGGGTTGCTGAGCAGTGGTGATTCAAGGAAAAACGGTAAATCCCAGTGACAGAGAGCCTTGTGCGCGGCTTCGTAAGTCACGCGACAGGCCGTCGCGACAGCCGCTACGGCGCAATCCCGCTTTTCCCGCATGGTGATAAGCTGTTCAGTCTTCTGCTCATCGCTCGGGGGCATCGGAAACCCGAGAAGCCTTTTAATTGCCAGCCATAGTGCTTTTATCATGCCACGTCCTACAGTTTCAGTCTGATTTTTCGAATTCTGTTTATGGCTGCAGCCAGAGTCGAGCCGATCCCGGCAATATCGCCCAGGTAAATCGGTTTGCCCTTGATCGAGGCAATTTTAATGTCATCAACTTCGCGGCCTTCTTTCAGGATCTGCTCAACCTTCTGCTTGGCCTCAGTTGATACCTGCAAAGCTTCTGAAACAGCGCCGACCTTTTCGACCAGCTCAGGCTTAAACGCACCGTTTACCATTTTGTCTTCGACTTTGAGAGTGTTCACCGCGACGTGAAGGGCTTCGGCCCAGGTTTTGCCGTCTTTCTTGGCTTTCAGGAATGAAAACAAAATTGAAAGGCCTGAAATCAGCCAGGGCAAAACCAGCAGAAACGTGTCGAGCTTGCCTGATACTGGTACCGCAGCGGGGGTGATAACTGCCTGAGTGTTTTCGAGAATAGCTGGGTAATAAAGCTGCCCGGTTGAGCTCAGTGTCAATTCTTCGGCGTGCCCGAACGCGACCAGTGCGAGAAAGCATACCAGAGTTATTGCGATGCGAGTTTTCATTCAATTCCCCCCTTCCGCAGCGAGAGCTGCTTCGACCTGCGCCCGGATTTGCGCCGGCACGTCGTCAATAGTTTTCAGACCGCGCTTGATGAGTGACACGTAAATTTTAACCATGCGTTACACCATCCCTTCGTAAAGTTCTGCCAGGGCCAGCTGGGTATCTACGATCTCAGCTTCCAGGCGTTTATTTTTTGCTTCGAGTTCAACCCGGGCGTATTCGTCTTTACCGTAGACTTTCATGTCGCAGATAAAGCCATCGAACGCCGGGGAATCCTCGGTCTCTGGTTCGTGATGCGGCCTGATGTTCTCGGGCACAAATACCCGGCCGTTGTCTTCCCGCACCGCGGGGGCCTCAAAACTCTTTACGTTTTCAACAAATTCCATGCGTGTTACCACCTTTCGATTTAATATTGACCTCGTAGAATTCATTCATGAATGGTTCAAGAGGCGTTAAATACTTTTCGACCAGTCTGTGACTGTCGCAATGGCCAAGCCAGCCGCCGTAGGATTGAATACTCAGCCAGTCGTTCTGGTTCATCGGGTTTCCCGCGTCGATTTTCTGGTGAATATTACAGACGCGAACTTTGAGCTTTTTGCAGATTGATTTTCGTAACAGTGAAAAGCCCGGAAACACGCGATACCCGACAAAGTCAACCCCGCGCTTTGAGACCGGGAATATCTGCCAGTTTTCTTTTACCCTTAAATTAAGGCGTTCGCTCAAAAACGACTGAACATGATCGAGCAGATCACGCAGATACTCTTTATCTCGCCCCATGAACAGCATGTCATCCATATACCGAAAATAAAATCTGACTTTAGCGGTCTCTTTGACCCAGTGATCAAATTCTGAAAGATAAAGATTGCCGCAATACTGCGACACATAGTTGCCTATAGGTATGCCGTTCGGCTCCGGTGATGAATCTATGATCTCGCCGATCAACCAGAGAAAGTCTTTATCCTTGAATAGTTTCGCAAACTTGTCTTTCAGGACTGTCCGGTCGATGCTCGGGTAATACTTCTTCACGTCTATTTTCAGGCAATACTTAGTATCTTCGGGGTGCTTTCGGAATACCCGACGTAATTTATGCAGCGCCTGGTGAATGCCCCGCCCGGGTATCGCTGAGTATGTGTCAGCGGTAAACGTCTTGATTAAATAAGGCTCGATAACCTGCAGAATAGCCCATTGACAGATTCTATCCGGGTAGTAAGGGAGCTTGAAGATCTCCCGTTCTTTCTTACCTTCGATCTTTATAAACCTTTCGTATGGCGATGTTCGGTAAGTCTTGTTTTTGATCATCACCTGAAGGGCCGTCAAAAACAGTTCTGGACTTGCGTTTATTGCCTTAACCTCTTTATACCAGCCTTTGCCGCGTCTTGCGTTCAAGTGCGCGGTCTGAAGGTTCTGGTAGTCCCAGATCTTGTCGAAGATGTTTTTGTGTCTTTTCATAGCATGTATTTCTCTTACCGAACTTTCGACTCACGCCTACTAATACGGCTTGATGTTTTTTATGTTTTGCCAAGAGGCAAGGCCCGGGGGTTCTGTATTCACCTTGTTACAACTTAAAAATACATGTAGTGAGTGCGTGCCGATGTTACGATTACGATTCGAAGAAGTGTTATTCAGATTCCAATAACAACCGCTGGTATTCGAGCTGTTATTCCAATTACCACCCAGCAGAGCAACCAAAAAGTTGAACTTTTTCAGTCGCACCTCCGAACCCAACAACCGCAGCACCCCCGAGCCTGTAAAGCCTTAATTACGGAACATGCAGCGAGCGCGCGCCGATGCCACGATTACGACTCGAAGAAGCGTGATACAGATCCCAACAACAACCGCCGGTAAACGAGCCGTTATACCAACCACCACCCAGCAGAGCAACCAAAAAGCCGGCGTATGCGTTGTTCTGGTAAAAGTAGTCACCGACGGGATTATCGACGGTTCCGGCAACGGCAGACGGCAGGAACAACCAGTCATAGTCGCGCGAGTAACCAAACGCAGAGACGTAGCCATTAGCCTTAGCCAGGGTAAAGCCCGCGTTAGTGTAACCAGTGGCCGTGTCGTCGGCAAAATCGTGGTCGGCAATCCATGCGTAGTGCAGACTGCTGCCCTGAACATTAAAACCATCAACCCATTTCCAGATATTGCCCCAGAAGTTTTCTTCTCCGCGGTATGTGATCGACACCAGGCCGTTCGTGCCGACCGCTGCACCGCTGCCGTTGCCGAGTGCAGTTGTCGCGCCGGTGACGTTCGACATATTAGTTGCCCCGTCATCAGTCTTGTCGGTAACGCCCCGACCAATAGCGGCCTGAGTGTTGAAACTCGCGTACTCGACCAGGAACAACAGCTGCGAAGCCGACACCGATTGAACGGTAGCCAAAGACCATTTCGCCCCACGGTTCGCCGCGAGCTGCCGCGAGTTCGCGCGGGTCAGGTTTTGTGTCCGGCCGGATGCAGGTTTAGCCCCGGCGATTGAACAGAGTTTATCCACCGTGAAGCTGGCTACCTGTTCATCGTTCAGCAGGTAAGTAGCTGTGCCGGTCTGATAGATACTGCCTTCGTATGCCGAAAGGTATATTTTCGGTCGCTCCAGGCCATCTTTGATAAACGCGGGGTGCAGCTTAAAGCCGTCAATCATGGTGTCAGATATGTAATACCTGGCCCGTGTGACGTGCGACCCGATGCCGTTGGCTATCGGCGAGGTAACAAGCGGCACGACTTTATAGTAAAATCGCGGCTGCTCGACCATTACCTGCCCGTTACTGCCGTCTTCGGTGTAGCCAACTTCGCCATAGTATTTATTGACGACACCCGCGTCAGATAGGTTACACCGGCGGCGTCCACCGAACGCGTTGATACTATTAAAATCGGCACCCGGCGTCTTACCAACGGCCCCGGCGAGTCTGGTAAATGTCGGTGCCGAGGGTGTTGCCAGGTTAATTTCGACACCGTAAACATTCGCGGGCGTGTAACCCGTGTAACCCATGAGATCAGGAATTGACGCGATATTGTCGGCGTGGGGCTGCGCGATTTTCGGTAAAGTTACTGATCCGTCGAGCAGTTTGCTGGTGGTTACCGCGTCTGTTGCAAGCTTACTTTCGACAACCGCCCCGTCAACGATCTTGCCCGTAGTCACCGCCCCGTCAGATATATTCGTGTAAATCGGCGGCGATGACGGCCCGTTCTGCCCGAAGGCGATACAAACTGATAGCAGCATCAGCGCAAAAGGAAGGATAAACTTTCTGAGATCAATAGCAGACATGTAAAAGCCTCCGTGCTTAATGTAAGTCAACCCACGCGCCATTGGCGTAGCCCTTGAACTTGTGGGTTGTCGTGTCATAATAAATGGTTCCGTTCGCGGGTGACACCGGGGCAGACGACTTGGCAACGTTCACGCCGTCGCTGACATCAAGTCTGCCTTCGATTCGGCTTCGCCCACCGACCGAAAAGAAATAAGTGTCGTCCCAGACAACGCTACCGAAGCACACAATATCGCCGTATGTCGAAAGCATCGTAACAGCGCCATTCTTAATCCTCACATACGGAAAAGCGTTCGAGCCGAGGAAAACATTGCCGCCGCCGGTGAGTGTGCCACCAGAAACAGTAATCCCGTTTCCGGTTCCGTCGCCCTTGATTATTCGCTCAACGCCGGGGGATATGCTCGCCTGATTTGATGACAAAACGGCCCACGGGCCGGTTCCGCCGGCTTTAAACGCCAACTGATAACCTCCGGGGCTGTAAATACCTGAATCGTTGCCGCGACTATACGGATAATCTGGGTGCTGAAACGCAACCGGAAGTGGAACTTCATCCATAAGCGTAGATACACTCGCAAGAAGTGCCGTAGCTGTCGCCTG